TCACCCTCACCACCGCAGGCACCATGACCCGCTTTGGTGCCAAGATCCTAGGCGCGACGGCAATCAATGACCGGCCATGGGTCAAAGCCAGGATGCCGGACAGCTTGACCGCACAGGCCAGATTACAACTATTGATCATCTCCTGGCAGTGTCCGGCTATAGTGGAGTGGAAGCATCCATGAGCAGGCCGACATTCATTGTTTATCAATTGGCCGACATTGTAGGCAATTGGTTGACCGAAAAGGAATTACACACTTTGTCAGCAGAAGATGCCCGACTGCTGGCCAGTCGCATGGAATTTTGGGCAACGAAACTATTCAACTACGCAAACCAATCACATTCGAACGGAGGGGATCATGGGCGCTAATCCAAAAATAGACATAGCAGCCAGCCACAAAGCAGCTATCGGCTGCTCCAAGATTGCCCAAGTTCTGGGTGTCTCCCGATGGGGTACGCCTTACGACTTGTGGGCGCAATACACCGGGCGGGCGCCCTGGCCGGATCTGTCCAACGACCTGCGGGTGGCCATCGGCGAGCCAATGGAGGCGGTGCTTCAGCCCTTTGTAGAGCAGCGCCTTGGCGGCAAGTTGCGCCGGGACCGGCGTGAGTATCGCCACCCCACTTTGCCCATGGTCGGACACATCGACTTCCGCCTTAACCGAGAGGCTGAGGCGGTCATTCAGGCCCTGGGCGCTCCGGCGCGCGATCGTCCCATTGTGGACATGAAAACTTCGCTGGGGTTTTCAGCAAGCCGCCGCTTTGGCGAAGACGGCAGTGATGAGGTTGATTACGACGTACTTCTGCAAATGCACGGCTACATGCTGCTCACCGGCGCCCCCATGGCCTATGTCGCCGCCCTGGTACCGGGTCCGGAATTGAAGATTTACACCGTCCGCGCCGATACCGAGATGCAGGACCTGATTGAGGAGGGCGTCGAGAAATTCTGGTGGTACGTCACCAGCGATACTCCGCCGCCGCCGCAGAACGAGGCTGACGCGCGCCGGGTCTGGCCGCGGCATGCTGAAGGCAAGGTGCTGGAGGCTGACAGCGAACTGGCCGCCGCCCTGCGCCAACTGGCCAACGTCAAGGCACAGATGCGTGCCCTGGAGAAACAAGAGCAGGCGCTCAAAAACGAGCTGCTGCCCAGACTGGCCGACTACGAAGCGGTGATGGCGGGCAACCAAGCCTTGTGCTCCTACAAGGCCAACAAAGACAGCCAGCGCACCGACTGGCACTTGCTGGCCGAGGAAGAGTTCCTGCCCACCCTCGACCCTGACACCCGCGACCGGCTGCTGGCGGAGTACACCACCACCCTTCCCGGCGCCCGCGTGCTGCGCCTTGGAAAAAGCCTTGAAACCGCCTAACCGCCAGGAGAACACCATGACCAATAACCCCTTCGCCATCGCTCAAACACGTAGCAACAACACCGCATTGGCCGATGCCACTCGTGATAAGCAGGTGGCTGAGATCCAGGGCCAGATGGTGATCGCGAAACGATTCCCTCGCGATCCCATTTCCGCCGTGGATCGCATTCTCAACGCATGCACTAGACCCACCCTAGCGGAGTCAGCCCTTTACTCTTACAGCAGGGGGGGAGCGGATGTGACAGGACCCAGCATTCGTTTAGCAGAGGCCCTAGCGCAAAACTGGGGAAACATCGACTGCGGGGTCCGGGAAGTCGAGCAGGCCAACGGGGTCAGCACGATGGAGAGCTATGCCATCGACCTGGAGACTAACTACCGCGTGTCCAAGGTTTTTAGCGTTCCGCATTTCCGCTATACCAGGGCCGGGACCAAGAAGCTCGAAGATCCGCGTGACATTTATGAACTGACCGCTAACCAGGGCGCCCGCCGTCTGCGCGCCTGCATCCTCTCTGTGATTCCGGGCGACGTGGTAGAAGCCGCCGTAAAGCAGTGTGAGACCACCCTGCATTTGAGTGCTGACGTTACCCCCGACGCCATCAAGAAAATGCTGGCCGCATTTGGCCAGTTTGGCGTCACACAGCAGCAGATCGAGACGCGTATCCAGCGCCGTATTGACGCCATTCAGCCTGCCCAGGTAGTCAGCCTGAAGAAAATTTATGCGTCCCTGCGAGATGGCATGAGTAGCCCAGGCGATTGGTTCGGCCTGGCGGTGGTGGAAGGAGGCGCATCAGAGTCAAACGGCGGGGCCTCCATTGCGGGATCGCGATCAAGCACCCAAGGGCTTAAGGATCAACTCAAAGGGCGCAGCAAAGGCGCCGCCGCGCCAGTTGTCAAGGCGACATCGACTGCACCAGATTTAGACCATGCTGCTTTAGACAGCGTGCATCGCGCACTGGAAAGCTCTAAGACGCAGCAGGACATCGATGAGGCCCTGGACTTTGCCCGCAGCCTGCCACTAAACGAGGATCAAAAACAGGATTTTGATAGGCGGGTTGATGAGGCGATGAAGCGAATTGGCTAAACCCACGATACCCTTGTCGGCAACCCTTTTTAAGGACCCATCATGAAAAATGGCCTAAGTGACTTAGTGAATCATCTTTTTGCGCAGTGCGAGCGCCTTAGTGAAGACGCGCTGAATGGCGAGCGCCTGCGCGAGGAGATTGCCAGATCCGGTGCGCTGTCAATGGTCGCACGCCAGATCATCAATGCCGGGGAGTTGGCGATAAAAGCTACCGACAGGCGGGTACCATGACGAATGCAAGCGTGTTAATTATCATCCCCACCAGGGGGGAAGAGCGCATATGAAACCTCCCTTAATTTTCGGAGCTGACCGACACCTGCGCCCTACGAGTCGCTACGACTTTTATGAATTTTTCGCAGGAGGTGGGATGGCCCGCGCCGGCTTGGGAAATCATTGGCGTTGCCTGTTCGCGAACGACTTCGATCTCAAGAAGGCGCGAATTTATGCGCAGAATTGGGGAACAGACGCTCTTATGGCGGAGGACATCAAGGCGTTGTCTACTGCCGACATTCCGGGTGTCGCGCATCTTGCATGGGGGTCTTTCCCTTGCCAGGACCTCTCCCTAGCCGGCGGAGGCGCGGGCTTGCAAGGAGACCGTTCAGGCACCTTTTGGCCTTTTTGGCGGCTCATGACGGGGCTAATAGCTGAGAGGCGCGCCCCCGGCTTGATCGTGCTGGAAAACGTCTGCGGTGCCCTGACCTCTCATGCTGGCCAGGACTTCGCCGCCATTGGTGCCGCGTTCCATGACGCAGGCTATCGCTTTGGTGCCCTCGTCGCAGACGCGGCCCTGTTCGTGCCGCAGTCGCGTCCCCGCCTGTTCATCGTCGGCGCAAGGGCGGATTTACCCCTACCTGACAGCCTGACTGCGTCGTGCCCCGCAGCTCCCTGGCACACCCGAGCCCTCTGCGTGGCTCAGGCGAGCCTGCCCGCACCCGTTAAAGCCAGTTGGCTCTGGTGGCGTTTGCCGCTGCCGTCTGCGCGGCAGGTCAGGTTGATCGATCAGCTCGAAGATCGGCCGCCATGCGTCCCCTGGCATACGCCTGCACAAACGCAACGCCTGCTGGACATGATGAGCGATATCAACCGTCAGAAAGTGGCGCAGGCCCAACAGGAAGCGACCAAAATGGTGGGCTGCATCTACAAGCGGACACGGCGCGACGCCTTCGGCCGCAAAGCGCAGCGCGCCGAGGTGCGCTTTGACGACCTGGCGGGGTGCTTGCGAACGCCGGCGGGGGGCTCCAGCCGCCAGGTGCTGCTGATCGTCGACGGTGCCGACGTGCGGTCGCGGCTCATCTCCAGCCGCGAGACGGCGCGATTGATGGGCCTGCCAGACGATTATCGCCTGCCCGACAATTACAACGAGGCCTATCATTTGACCGGAGACGGCGTCGTCGTCCCGGTCGTCCGTCACCTGGCCGAACATCTCTTCGAGCCCATCCTCGATCAGGCGGCGCTCAGCGGCGCGCGCGCGGCGGCCTGATGGTCATCCCCTGCGAGCAGAACGAACGGCTGCGCGAGCTGATCGCTGCTTACGCGGAACGGCTGAAGGTGGAAGCCCATACGCTGGGCGACCACGGTCTGTCGGAAGCGGAGTTTTACCACAGCGGCCTGTTTCGTGGTGCCATCGAACGTATCCGCGGTCAGTTCGCCGCCACCATGCGCGACAAGCGCGAGTTCGTACGCCATGTCCTCAATCATATGGAGGACCTGCGTTTCATCGCCGGCTGGGAGAGCGCAGGTGAAGAGAATCGCCACGACTATTCCGTCCAGTTGCCGTCCGGCCGCCTCGCAGTCATCGAACTCAAGGGCTGTCTGGACGGCAACAACACCAATATCTTCGAGCGCCCCCCACACGCCAACGAGTTCGTGATCTGGAGCGTCTGCACCAACCCCGGGGCCGACCCCCGGCATAACGCCTGGTCTGGCCTGCACACCCGGCTAAGCGCCGAGATCATTTCCCGCGGCCAACGAGTCGATGGGGTTATCGCCTGGGATATGGTGTGCGGCACCCTGGGACGGCCCTGTCCGAAAACGATCGCCGCCCCGGAACGACTCACAACCGTAGGCCCCTACCGCCTGCCGCCACCGTGCCTGTATTTGTTACCGGCGACCCTGCCCAGCCCGCGGAACAATCCCAAGCCGATGGCGCAGCATCTAGGCGACGTCCAGTTTCTGAATGCGCTGCACGATTGCTTTGGCGGCCACGCCACCGAGATCCATTACGTCGACTTCGAGGTCGCTCATGTGGGCGCGGACACCGTCAGAAAAACCCGGATCACCCGCGGGGGCACCCTGGCGCGAGAGTCACGGTTCACAGCGATTCGTCGGTCGTGAGGGAGACGCCCGAGACACGCAGCAGGATTATGCGCGCCGTGAAAGGGCGGGATACAGCCCCGGAGCTTCTGGTGCGTCGGCTGATTCATCGCCTCGGCTATCGTTATGTTTTGCACCGATCGGCTCTGCCCGGCACCCCCGATCTGACATTTCCATCAAGGCGGAAAGTAATTTTCGTGCATGGCTGTTTTTGGCATGGCCATGATTGCCCCCGCGGCGCGCGCGCTCCACACGCCAACGCCGACTACTGGCGAAGAAAAATCGCGAACAACCGTGCCCGCGACGCACGTTCCATGCAGGCCCTAGCAGAGGGCGGGTGGCTGACACTCATTCTTTGGGAGTGCGAGCTAAAGAATACAGCTGCGCTTATATCGAAGGTCCGAGCATTCCTCGATCAGCCCACAAATATTCGGGGCGCTATAGCACCTGATTCATGAAAGGCGTATATACGATTTTACGATTCAGCGTATTTCTGTATTAGTAGTTCACGCACCTCATCTGCGATCTTCGTCCCCCGCGAGGCGCATTGCATTTTTATCGCCCGGTGAAGCTCGGCGGGCACGTCAATAGTCAGCCTCTTCATAGGCTCTGGCCCGTCGTGGGCACGGCTCTCTACCCATGCATCAGCAGCCGGCTCCCTAGTCGGCCTGCCCCCAATCGATACGCGTTTCGTCGTCATCGTACGAACTCCACCACCTCGGCCACTACGGCCTCGATCTCAGCCGCCGCCTGCCCAGCATGAGGCACCTCATGCACGGCTTGGCCTTGAGCGACGGATTCGGCGAAAGCCACACGCTGCGCGATGCAGGCAGTCAGCACTGGCACCGGGTAGGTGCCGAGGGCATCGCCCACGTCGCGCCCTATCGCCGTATTTGAGATTTTACGATTAACCACAAATGCGGC